TCTGTGTCTCAAGATATATTTTATAACGCATCCTTCAGGATATAGCAACTCATTTTCAACTACGAATTTACTTGGCTGAATTTTAAAATTCTGATAATGTGATCCGCCAATTTGTTCATCGTATGGATTTTTCATATTTTAAATTTAATATTTCCTGATACAGTTATTCTGTAGTCATCGCTGGTATAAAAAGGATTTACATAATGCATTTGTGATGCATGAAACATAAGCATCTTACCTTCAAGAGTTTTATCAATAGGTAAGGTCTGTGATACAATCTTACCTTGTGGAGTTGAATTTATAAAACCAAATCTAGATGCTTCACCTTTTCTAGCTACATCAGGAAAATATTTTTCTTCTTCTTTTAAATCGTAAGGAATCTGTACAAAAATAACAAATGATACGATACCTGAATGACTATGTGGAGGATTGAATTCATATTTTTTTTGAAAATTACACCACAAGGAATCAACACATATGGGAGCACTTTTTGATAAAATACCTATGTCTTTCCAAGTATCAAAAACGGGAGGTGTTACACAACAGTTTAATAGATATTGTGCAAACGATTTACTAATTTTTGTTATACGATATTCTTCCTTAATGTGACCTACTAATTCCTCACTATAAAAAAATTCGTTTTGTTTAGCCTCATGAGATGCAGCTTTTATCCATTTAAATTGATCTTTTGGTAATTCAAAACCACTTATATTAAAGGTCCTTGCAAATTGTTTAATTTGTTCCCAATTATTCATATTATAAAATATAAATATAGTTTGATTCCAAAATAAAATGTCATCATTGATAATAAAACAAGTTCGCTTGAAAGAGTATGCATTACATATACTCCATCGGGTAAGCTTTATATTCATCTTTTGGCTGGATAATATGTAAATTTTCTTTTGTGCGTGTTGCACCTACATAAAATAATCTATTCTCATCATCAGGATTTTTTTCGTATGACTTATAAGTATTGTGACTTAAATCAGTTAATAACACAACGTTTTGTCGTTCTCCTCCTTTAACACTGTGAATAGTGGAAAGATGAATTCTAGGATCTTTGTTTAAAGCTTCACCATTTCTTCTCATGGCTCTAATATATTCTTTACGTTCTACAGTGCAGTCATCAAATGCATTAAACCATTCTGTATTTATTTTTAATCCAAAATCTTTGGTAAGTTTATCAATTCCATGAAAAGAATCTTTGGTCATACCTTTAAGTTTTTCTTTTTCCCAATGGGTAGGTCCCATGTATTTAGAAATTTTTTCTATTTGTTTATAGTGAAGTAGTTGGCCTTTACGTAAATGCTCCCAATCAGTGGCTGCTTCTTGAATATCTTTTTCATATGATTTTTGAAATCTATTCTCATAATAAAAACCCTTAGTTCTTAATGTTTCTTCTAATGCTTCCAACATGTATCTAGTTCTAGCTAGAACCATCCATTCTCCTGAAGACATATCCACGTCTTCAAATGTATTATGCATAGTGAGTGAGCCTTCCACTGTTCGTGGTAACCAGTTTTTAGGTATTCTATTTGAAACTCTCTCAATAATTTTCATAGCTACATCATGAACTTTTTTAGGTATCCTTCTTGATTGAATAAGAGGTAAAAGTTTTCCCGTTTGAGTAATAAAACTATCTACATCGGCACCGGCCCATCTAAAGATAGCCTGATCATCATCCCCTGCAATAAAAGAGTCTGTTGTTTTATTCCAAATTGCTTTTGTCATGTCCCATTGCATTAAAGATAAGTCCTGTGCTTCATCAACAAAAACTACTTCAAATTTAGGAATTGCAGCATCTGATTTTGTAAACTCTAAAATCATGTCATTAAAGTCTATTAAACTGTATTCTTTTTTATATCTAGCCAATTCATTTGCAATAATAACTAATTTGTCATACTCAACATCTTGGTTGTGTTCTTGTAAATTAAACTGTCTGTCCAATGTTATATTTCTAAGTTTTGCT